GTTGCATAGAACTTATTGTCCCCTGCAGAGGTCTTTGATATTGAAACAATATACTTGACCATTCGCCAAACTGTAGCGTCAAAGTTATCAACAACAGTTACGTTCTCAATACCAGTGATTGTGTTTTCATTATTACCTGCTGAGCCAAGGTCTGTTGCCTGTGCTGAAGCGGTATCGATTAAATCTTCATAGTTTTCTTGAGTTGGTCTATCTCCAGTTTGGAATAGACTCTTAACTGCTGGAATTGATACTTTAGCCATGTGGTAATTATATCACCCTTTTAATTAATCTAATTAGAGAATATAGTTGCTGTATCCAATAACTTGAAGTGGGATTGGAGGTGGATTTGTTTTTGAATATCCAAACACACTTACGTTTGTAAAGCGAACTCTAAAAGGTAATACTTCAAGTAAAACCGCTTTTGGCTGTATGTGATCTATACGAATAGACCTTGAGTCAAGTTCTTTTATTTGTCCGTGTGCTAATTGATGAGTTGTTTGCATTACTGTGTTATGTCTTCAACAATAACCATTGAGCCTTTGGCTACAGTCCAAACTCTGCCTTCTGATAGAAGTTCTGTGAGTTGTATATCGAAGATATCTCCTGTCTCAAGAAGTTGAGATTGTGATGATGTTAAAGTAACTGTAAAACTTCCTTCTTCGTCTTGAAACTCAATAGGTTGTGGAGTTAAACTTAAAACTACATCATCAGTTGAAGGTCTATAGATATCCATGTCAACTTGCCAGTCTTCAAGAAGGAGTGGCTGTCTTGCATCATTAGTCACATAAACACGAAATGCTGCTGAGTCTCCACGAACAACTGTCCATTTAATTTCTGGTGGCGCTGCCCCTAATGCGTAAGAGTCTGTGGGTTGGTTTCTAAAAGTTGCCATTTGTTTATTATATCACGACAAACCGTCTCTGAGTGCTCCCCAGGTACCGTTTCCTTTTGCCTCTACTATTACAATTCCATTAACATTATCTGCAACTGCACAAATTCCAACTGCTGCAGATCCTCCTGTTGGTCTAACATTGGTTAATCCTCCAGATGCACCAACATATAGTGTTTGTCCTGCAGCAAAACCAGAAGTATTTAGTCCTTCCATAACTCCAGCAACAACGACTATTCCATCAGAATTATTTGCTGTATTATTTTTCAATAATCCCAATATTGGGGAAGTGGTTGATGGAAGGGCTTTTGCAATTGTGACCTTTCCATTTACTTTTCCATTTGTTGCAATAACTGGAACTCCTGCATCAATTGCTGATCCGCTATTATTATTTACATCAATCTGGAAATATGATACGCCATACGCTGGTAGAATTGCATCTAAAGATTCTGCTAGTTTTTTAAAGTCTCCNTGTACGTTTACAGGGGAGTTTTCAAGGGGGTACTTAACTCCCGTGGCAGAAAAATTATAAGTGGTCATAATAAAATAATTATACACCCAGATTTGACTTTTGGCTCAAAATTATGTTATACTTGGTATAGACACCTACCAAGGTGTTATTGTTTTCTAAGGAGGAAACTATGATTAAATTTATCGAAAGAAACAAAGAGATCATTAGCACACTCAGTATCGTGGCACTTGTCAGTGTATTTTCTAATGCTGCTAATGCTACCCCAGAACTAAATACAAAAAATAATCTTAGCCTGGAACAGGCTCAGACATCAGAAACTGCCTCGAAAGAGGTTTTTTTGGTTTCTAAGGCAAAAAAACTAGAGAGTTTTGAGAACAAGGTTTCTCTGACTGATTTGGAACTAAAGGAACTCCTTTCGCTAGTAGGCTTCAAGGGTAAAGACCTTGTAGTTGCTTGGGCAGTTGCTAAGAAGGAGTCTAATGGTCGTCCATTGGCTTTTAATGGCAACCACAAGACTGGAGACTCATCCTATGGAATGTTTCAAATTAATATGATTGACAACCTTGGTCCTGATCGTAGAACTAAGTTTGATCTTGAATCAAATGCTGAACTATTCAATCCCGTCAAAAATGCAGAGATTGCATATTATATGACAAAGGGTGGAGAAGACTGGTCCTCATGGAAGGGCATTACTCCAAGAACTAAGTCCTGGATGGCTAAATTTCCTAAGTAAAATATAATAACTAGAGGCACCTATGGTATAAACTATAGGTGCTTTTTAGTTTCTTAAAATAAGGTTAATTGCTGCTCTTGGAGCCTTTGTCGTCTCAACTTCGTGAGCAAGATTTTTAGGAACAAAGATAAAGTCGCCCTCTACTGCATGGTCTTCATTTTCTAAGTTCTCTCCAGTACGCCAAATCATTTCACCTTTAACTACCCACTGGAACTGATCAACATAGTCTCTATGCTTGCTTCCAACTACTCCCCTGTTTTTCATNAAAGATATTAAACCAAAGTTTCCAGTATAAATGTCTGAGCCATACTCAGAAAGAGCCCAAGCAGTTACTGGTTCTAGTTCTGGGATTATTGACATGTACGCATCTTCTGGATCATATAACTGAAATGCCATCCTTGACCAAAATCTACATTTTAGTCTCATGTCAGAAGATTCGCCCTCAACAAAATCATTTAAGAGGTATGACCTCTCTGGAAACTTTTCTAAGTCTTGTTCAACATAGTTAGAAGTAACTGACATAAGAGTGTCCCATGATGGTCTCTTGGGAAACACATTCTTAAAAATATGAATTCTATTTTCTGCAATAGCCTGTCTTACGATATCCATATCAATATTTTCTAATTCAGTTCTTAATAGGTTTTGATCTAAAGATTCTTGGATTTTTTTAATAGAGTCTTCAGTAGAAAGAGAAATAACATCAATATATGAATGATCTGTTCCAGAGTGCTCTGCAAACTCCTTGTAGTGATACTTATATTCTGGAACTGCTAAAATCTCAAACACCTTTGTCTGTTTGTCACACCAGAAGGTATTAAAAAGTCCAGTACCTGAAACGCTTGCAATAACTTTTGCAGAACTAAAAAGTTTAACTTGCTGCTTTAGGGTATAGTCTTCTGCATATATAATTTTGTATCCATTTTCCCTAAATAGTTGTTCTATATATTTTTCTTTTTCTGTAGACCTGGTTTTTGCAATATGATACATAAGTTTTTCTTGATCTGACAAAACTGCTTTTTGTGAATAGTATTTTATTTGATCTTGATATTTTTTGTTATATCTTTCTCTTGAAATAAAAAACTTTTCCGTTTTTTCAGTTTTAAACCATTCTTTAAAACTTTCTTTTAGCATATCTATTGCTAAATAGTTATACTTAAAATATTTACTTTCTCCGCAAGGCTCTGTTCCTCTATAGCAGTTGCAAAATGGGAAGTAGTGAGAACTTCTTGTGGCTCCATTTTTAGAATAAAAGTCTTCTGGGAATGTATTATTCATATCAAAAAACATTATAACTTTTTCAAAAACATAATTACCTTTTGATATGTCTAATACTTCTGCATCACTGTACCCTAACATAAACATTTGATCTTTTAATATTCTTTCATTAAACAAATAGCCTTTTTCGCTTTGCTCATAGAAGAATGGTTTAATGTCTTTATACTTTAATTGAAGAACTTTAAACTGTGCATATACGTCTACAAGAGAGTGTCCGTATGCAGAATATGTTGGAAATAAGTATGTCTCCCCAGGAACAAAAATCTTTTTACTTTTATCATTTTTTACAGAAAAATTATTTATCTCTATTGCGTCAAACTCATAATCTAGAAACTTTTCTTGTTTTAAATTATCACATGTTAATTTTATCATTTTGTTCCCAACCTATAGTGACCTATGTGCGTTACAATATTTGGATCATCAAGTTTTCCAAATGTTGCAGTTTTATTTTTATTTGATATTAAAACTCTGTAAAATTCTAGTTCTGGGTCTTTATCTGTATTCCATTGCGTAAACACAAGATCTTTTTTATATATGTTTGGTCCAAATGTAAAATAACAAGTATGCTCAACCCACGAAGATTTGCTGTTTTGTTTTTCATCCATAGAAATACCAAAACCTTTGCAATAGTTTAAAACACTTCCTGCATCTATTTCTTCTTGAATCCATGGCTGTCTTATAAAATGAACCTGAACAATATTTTCGTTTTCTTTTAATATATCAATTGCATCCTCAAGAACAATGTCTTTTTCTAAAATATAATCATCTTCTAAATGAAATATATAGTCACAATCTATTGATGAACATACATCAAGCAAAAACTTTACAGATTTTGCATAACTTAAACTTGTTTT